CTTTAATTAGAACGGGGGCTGCAAATATATTGCCGCCAAAACCATCTGGAGTGGCTGACCATAGAGTTATAGTTTGTGGAAAATCTCTTAAACTCACACTGGCCTCCTTTCTCTCTTTCTCTCAGTATCTTTGTATTGATAGTTTTTATCATCAACATTAAAATTTGTATTACGGGTAAATATTCCTTAACGCTGCGATCTGTTCTTCCAGATCGTTGATGAAGGTCGGATCGCTGAGTGCTTCACGCATCCTGCGTGGCGTTTGCTGGGCTTCGAGAGCTGCGATCTGCGCCATAATTCTTCTGCTCGTTCCAGCATCATAAGATGCTTGAGCTGCATCAATTTCGTTTTGTGTCATGTCAATGATAGCAACTTCACCGGTAGAACAATCTATAGTTTGCTTTTTCATGTTAGTTTACTCCATAAAGTGTGTACGTGCCGCCATCGAATACGCCAGTTGCTACGTTGTCCCATGTCATGCGGATGCCAGTGATAGCGCCGGTACGAGCAATCTGAGTGCCGGCAATAAGCGTTCCAAAAAACATTGTGTCTGCAGCGCCATAATAGTCACCAGGAGTAAATCCAGCCTGCACTATGCCTTTATATTGTTTTACTGTTCCGCTTTGATAGCCGAATATCTCAAGAATGCAGCTGGTCATAGTTGCAGCAGTTTGTGTAATGGCTGTCCATGTTCTATTGCTGCCGTCGGCTTCCGTAACTGTAGAACCAGTTATTTGTTTCCAAGACCCAAGATTATTGGCATTCCCTAAACCAAGTCCTGCATCAAGCTCTACCATCAGCCCCCGCGTTGCTACAGTATTACTCGCCCCAGAGACTTTTAAAATAAGCCCCCTATATGTCTGTGGAATGCTCGTAATATCCACAACTGTTGGAGAGCCTGTCGCAAGGTTTCCTGATACAATTGTTGTAAGCCCTGCGGAAGAGCCGCCACCAGCCGCTTGAAACGTAGCTGCGGCTCCAGCGCCATTCGATGTAAGAACTTGTCCAGAGGCACCTGCTGCGATTACATCGGGCGCCCCAGCAGCACTCCAAGTGATAAGCTCACCTGCAGTTCCATTAGCTAGAAGCTGAAAAGGTACTTTAGTCGTCATAGGAGTCCTCCGTTACTTTCATTAAGCGTAATTGTTGATGCGGACTTCAATTGAGGTTACGCCAACTGGAATAGCTGTTCCAAACGTAAGCGTTGTGCCAGAGAATGACCATTCATCAGATTGCTGGAAGAGTCCGTTGAAGAAGACGCTAAGAGATGCTTCATTCGTAGGAGTCGCCGGCAACGTAAGAGTTGTCGAGGAACCTGCTGTGAAGTCTACACCGCCTCCTGCATATACTTGCAAGAAGTTTGCCGAAGCGTTGGCGCCGTTCGATACGTTGAGCAACGTACGTGCCTCAGTTGTGGACATTGCACTGATGCCACCGGCTGCTTTGCGACCAACGAACGTTGAAGCACCGACAGTAAGAGCTGCTGGCGTATTATCAGTGTCGGCGTATACGATCGTGAATGCATCGTACAGAGTATTTGCGACGTTACCAGAAGCGGTGCCGGTCAAGTTACCTGTTACGTTACCTTCGATGTTCGCTACGAGGGTTGCTACTGTATAGCCAGTTGCGCTGATGTTGACGGAGTTTGCAAGTGCGAGGTCTTCTTGTGAGCCGACGAACGCTTTAAATTTGCCATCTGTTGCGTCGCGGAAGATACCAGCGTAAAGGTCTTGTGAACCAGTCGTATCGTAAAGACCAACAAAACCGATGTCCAAGGTATCTGTTGCGTTGTTATTCTTAGCCAGCTGGATCAGACTGTCTTCGACCTGGAGGTTCGTAGTGTTTACGGTCGTCAGAGTACCATTGACTGCGAGGTTACCAGTTACCGTCAAATCATTAACGCCAGTAATGTTACCAAGATCGTCAATGATAACAATCGAGCCCTGAATTGATTTTCCTGTCGTACCGTTATAACGTGTGATCGCATTATCGGTAGCAGAAGCTGGGCCTACTACGTCACCAGTACCAGGAGGACCTACAGGAACTCCATTAACATAGAGACCGAATGCGTTAATCGTACCAGGGCCTTGATCGCCTCCGGTTGCACCAGGCATATACTGACCTTGAGCAAATGTTACTGCAGTACCAAGAGTACCTGCAACCATCGTCTGAAGAGCAATTGAACCATCTTCTGTTCCGTCAGTTGGATCCAAGATTGACGCAAGCACTTTTGCATAGGTAGTATAGTTTGTTGCGTCATCTTTGCCCGCGAGATCGATTGAAGCATATGCGCCGACTGCTGCTAAAGTCGTTTCCAGGTCGAGAACTTGTACACCTGCGCCCAAATTCGTCGCAGTAAGTTTAGCGCCCGTAAGCGTACCCGTTGCAGTAAGAGCAAGGATTCCAGTAAAGTTACCAGAATCGTCAAGAGTGACTGAGCTGTCTTGGATAAGTTTTCCTGTAACACCATCGAAGCGTGCTACGCGATTATCCGTAGCGGACGCGGGCCCAACAACCAATGTAGCATCATATGCTTTCAGTGTGTTAAGTGCATCACTTACTTTAGCGCCTGCTACTGTTGAATCATTGCCCGAATCAGATGCAAGCAGATTGTCAATTAGCTCGGGGGGGAGTAATGTCGTCATGGTTTTCTTCCTTCTTATTTACGGTCTAAAAATACGGGCTTCAACATTTGTTACGCCTACTGGAATAGTGCTTGTAAAGTTTACCTTAGGAGATCCTCCGGTTGTGATCGTCCACTCAGTGTCGTTTTGTTTTAAACCGTTATAGTGTATTTCTAAATTGGCTTCAATTAAAGGATCAATTGCCAAATCTAAAAATGTAGTTACCCCTGGAGTGAAATCTGCAGGAGATGTAAAAACTTGTACTGTGCAAGAAGCTTTAGTTAATGTTGCGTTAAGATAAGTAACCAGCTGCGGAATAGTAATCCTATTTGAAAATATTCCGCCTGTATCCGTCTCAAGCTGCATCCCACCAACAACTGCCCCGGCGAGAACTAGATCATTAATCTTTTTTGCCATCTATTTCACCTACGCGCCAATAGAAACTCGTTGATCCGCTTCGGGAGTAATTCTTGTATCTCCCTCAGAAGTGATTCTTACAGTAAGCACAGGAGGAAGTATCGCAACAATACCACTTGAGATATTAGTCCCTGATCCTGCCCTCGGAATTCCTAATCGTATACCTAATGCCATTAAAACAACCTTACCATAGCGGTAGCACTTGTTCCTGTTGCGTAAACTTTGGTAACTAATACTGGAAGGGAAGTGCCTCCAAAAACGCCTACGAAAGTAATGTTTGTACCTGTTTTTGCCATATCGACGGTAACATCTCCACCAAGCCCAATATAAATAGCAGAGGGTTCATCAAATACCACACCATCGTTGGGAGTCACTATTTCTGCCTGATCGGCTATACCTTGACTTTCATCTAACATGTGTATTCCCTTCTAGATTACTCGGAATTGTGCTACCAGTCCTTTGCTTGCAAGTGCCTTAAGGGTACCTGAAGTGTCTAGATTAGCTGCTTGCTGTCCGTATCGTGTTAACATCAAGCCGCTGCCCAAATCCATACTGTATTTCTCTGTAGCATCTCCTACTGTGTGCTCGGTAAGATTACCGCGCTCTTCTGTAAGTGCTACGAAATGTGCTGCAAGATAGAGTTCGATCTGTTTCTTGCGGGCATCTGATAATCCTGAGTTAGCTAAATCCTCGGTAACAAGAAGGTCGGCGGTGTCGATAAACGGAGTAGTGTCTCGCGTCGTATCGATCACCGCCTTTACCTCTGCATCTGTTACCAGAGCTGCCATCTTACAACCCTACGGCTGCTTCAGGCGCTGTTGGTTCATCTGCCTTCGCTTCATCGTTAGCACCAGCTTTACCAGCATTAGCTGCTTTCAAGGTCTTCGCTGTAGCATCAGCAGTTTCCTTTTCGGCAGCTTTTTGCTTAGCATCGGCTGATGCAGTTTCTTTCGCTTTCTGGGCAGCTGCATCTTTAGGCTCAAACTGATCCTTAAATGCTGCATACTGAGAGTCTGAAAGAAGCACTATCGCACCTTTAGCATGAACTTTCAAGGCGCCGTCTTCACGGGTCGAGAAAGCTTTAGCTGTGAGGCGATACTCTTTTTTTGTAGGTTTTTGCTCAGCCATTTGTGCCTCCTATTAGACGCTATAGTGTGCAATACCAGATTGGCTTGCAGCGTCAGACTTCATACGAGGAGCCATGATAGCCATGACTTTGAAGTTGACAACCATTCCACCATTGGACTCCCACTGCAGCGTGGTCGGTTGCATACCATCGATCATGTCAACGACATCGGCCGTCAACTGAACCATGATAACTTGACCAGCAGCACCGCCAGGAAGATTGCGCGAAATCTTGATGAACTCAAGATCAGGCATTTCCAGCAGACGCGTCAGGATAGACTTGTCGCTATTCGCTTTGAAGTCACCCAGCAGCTTGTTGTAGTAGTCGATCGGAACATACAGACCATAAGGACCGTTGTAGTTGTCGCCTTGCAGTGCAAGAATCATTGCAAGAACTTCAGCTACGATCGTTTCGCCTGTCGTACCTACGAGTGCCCAGTTCGAAATGCTGCCCGTATTACGGTTCGGAGCTGTTTTATAGCCACGAACAGTTGAGCCTTGCATTTGGATCGAAGCATAGCCATCGAAGAGCATCGTTTCAGTACGCTCAGAGACCAAGCGCGCAGCGAGAGAAGCTTGCGTGGTGTCGAGTGACTGTCCCATATTCCGTGAGGCTTCAAGAGCACGAATGTTGATCTTGAAATCTTTATGGATGATAGGGAGCGGAGTGCCTTCCAGGGCGTACGTTACACGATCGCCTTGACCTTCGGTAAGACCAGACATATTGATCTCAGCAGGACCCATGTCAGAGACTTTTTCCCATTCGACCCTTGTGATGCCAAGAGCATTTGCTACTGGCAGACGAAGACCGCGAGACAGAAGATCACCAACGCCCACGAGGCGCTGACGAGCAACTTGTACTACGGTTTGGTCAAAGAGTTCCCACTCGTTCTTACGCAGAACGTCGTTGGTCCTCAGGGAGTTGACGTTGAACTTGGAACCGAGGAGTGCACTTGCAACCGCCCCCATACCAGAAAAACCGCCACCCGATGCATTGATTGTATCAATGCTTACATCGTTTTGATTAGACATTAGAGTACCTCCACTTTAAGACGAACTGGTGTACCACCACCTGAGTTGTCAACGCTTTCTAGAGCTATTGCAACAACGGAGTTTCTTTGTGCAGAAGAAGTTGCGGCTGCAACAACTACTTTACGAAGAGTTCCATCACCGGCAGACTCAAGGAAGTCGCCTCTCGTGATTGCTGGAGCAGCTGCAGCTACGAGGGCATTTACCTCGTTGCAACCGTCACAGATCATGTAGAAACAGGTATCGTCAGCCGCGTAGTCAACGGAAATCTCTTTGGCGGCGAGTTCGTTCTCGACCGCGAATTGAGTTTTTGCATTGCCTGCTGCTGTTGAGTGCTTACGGATTTTGCCCGTAGACATCGTCTCAACAAGGTGTCCAGGAGTAATTGCAGCATTAGCTTGCGCTTCCCGCATTACCCTTTCGCCTTTGAGTAGGATTGTGTTAAGAGCCATTTTGTTTCTCCTTATTAGGCTGTTTTAACGGGGAACGCGAGGGGAGCCGGAGGAATGGCTTCGCTATCACCACTGTTAGCTTTCACAGCCCCAGCGCCAGCCCGACCTTCGTAGGAAGGGGTTTTTGCCAGTTTGGAAAGTTTACGCAGTTGAGACAGTTCCATTGCCTTCAGTTCTTTTTCGGTGAAGGAATTGCGATCGTGCTTTACCAGCTCTTTCACAATGGTCTCTTTTTCCGAACGGTGCATCCGGAGACCTTCGTTAAGAACGTCCTGCATTTCTGCTGGAGCGTTTTTAATAAAGTCTTCAGGTGTTGCTGCTGCATTAGCCGCAAGCTTTGCGTCTTCTGCAGTCTTTGCATCGGCAGCTGCCTTTGCATCTTTTTCCTCTTGCGTTTCAGCTTCGGCACCTTCTGCAGCGGCCGAACTGTTAGCAACAGGAGAAAGTTTGTTCAGACGTTCGACAGGCAGCTCAGAGAGCCACTGACGATCGTCTTCGCTGTACTGAGTTGCTGAGTTAGCAATCAGTGCATCAATGACTTCTTTATTCGCCATGATAGTACTTCCTTCCTTGATGTTAATAGGTACAAAATCAGTCACGGGACGTACTTCCGTAACCGCGCCTCCAAGGGTCACAGGACCCCCGTCCGCTACAGAGAAGCTTCTTTGGAGAAGCAACCCATCGAAGCCCTTTGTATAAACAAAGGCGCTGTCGAATACCGCAACGATACTGAAATACTCTTCCGGCTCAACACTCGCAAGTGCTGCCAAAAGAGCCTGACGAATATCGTAATCGCTTTCATTTGCCTGAAATTTGAATATGCCTTTAAACTTATCACGAAGACCGGCGAAGAAGCCTTCTCCCGCTTCCTTTTCACTCATTTGTTCCTCCGCAGTATATGATTGTATTCCGCCTTTTTTAATTTTGGTCATTTTCTTTTTCTTGGTGGCGTCTTTTTTATTGTCAGTAACATTAACACCGCATTTGCCGCCGCACGCACAGCCATCAGCAGCGCTATTGACCCTAGGCCCGCCACAACCATCTTCAATGCTACAAGCGCCAATTGTTCCCTCCGGAAGAATTGCTAAGTGATCTGGCACAACCATATTCCAGACACCATTATATTTTTCGCCTTCAAAAACACCCTCGGCTCTCTGCACTTTCGCAAAGAGCCCGGTTGATACTTCGACGAGAGCACCGCTCTCAAGTCGCATAATTCCTTTTTCTACTGTGTCGCCGGCTGCTTTTACTTTGTCAAGATTGATCCAAGCTTCGGTCAGAAGCTTCTTACCATCGAGCTTCGTATTAAACATGAAACCTAAGGATTCTTTTGCAAAGGTGTCTGGAGTTTGAGAGGCACTTACTTTCATGCCTTTAACTTCGGGATGATCGAATGTTATTGGACGTCCATTCCAAGCTGTAGGGAAAAGTCCGAAAACTTCAGCGAGGGCAAGTTCAGGAGAGTCTGCATTGCTTGCGTGAATTACGCCTTCGACGAGCGCAACAATTGGGACGACAAGATGTTCGACGCTATCAAACGTTTCTCGTCTAACTGCTGCTGGATCAATTTCTGCGAGTACATTAAAAGATTCCATTTCGCCTTGGGAGTGACTATGTGCTTTGGGGTTAGCATGTTCTGCGGCTCCTTGCTTCTTAGCTTTCGCCTCAGCATCTGCGCCGGTATAACAGTGTCCAGAGGGGCCAAACTTTTTGCCCTTCTTTCCACCTATTTCACAATCCATTACAGGCATAATGAGTCCTCTGAAAATCTGACTTTATTATTAATTATAACATGGGAACGACAAAAAATCAACAGGAATTTTGGTCCCTTAACTCGTTGATTTAATTGGGAATCCAAAAATAATTTTAGGCCCCTGTTCCTTTTACTGGCAGTGTTGTGTCCGCAGGAGCTCCCGGAACTGACGGAGCGGCTGGTTGAGGCGGTGAAGGGATTACGCCTTCGACAACATCCGGAAGGTCAAGCATTCTACGCGCTTCAAGTGGCGAAATAAATGCGTTCGGCTCTGAGAAAGACTTAGTCAGATTAATAGTCGCACGAGCTCTTTGTGCCATCGTTTGTGCATTTTCAAGTGGCGTCATTTGGAAGTTTGGTGGCCAATTGTATTTCAGGTTCTCTTCAGACAGCTCTGGGAGAATACCTGCTTCAGATAAAGTGATAATGGTCGGGGTCAACATATTTGGCTCGACGTAGTTCTTCCGGCGTTCATTAATACGATCTGCCCAGTTAGCACGATCTTGGTCGGAAGCTAGCTGACCAGCTTCTGCTCCAATCAAAATACGTTGCGGAATGCCTGTAGCACCAGAAATAAGAGACATAATCATGCTAAACGTGTTCTTGGGATCCGGAACTTCACTACCCAGAGATTTGATCTCGACACCTCTTGTGCGGATCCATCTGCGCAATTGGTGCTGGTATTCGTCCAATTCATCGCCCAAAGCTTCAGCATCTTCCTTGGATAATTCGGCATCTTTATCGATATTTGCCTGCATTCCACGGTTAGCAGTAAGCCAATATGTCTCAGAAGTACCACCAGAAACCTTTAGAAGATCGTCCAAAAGGTTGTAAACTGCCTCCAAACGTGGCGTTCCGAGGAAGTTATTCTCCAAAGTGTCCTCAGCTACGTGAATAACGCGTGAATAGTGTGCTAGGAACTGTGTAGCCTTGATTGTCTTGCTAATTCCGCCGGTCGTCGTATTTCCACCGAGGAGCGTCAAAGGGTCCTGGGTGGTTATTTTGTACATCAATGGCATCCCAAAGCGAGGCGAAGTCGGTTCGTTGTCAACCTCGAGGATTTCCGCGTTAGGTTGCGCATAAGGCTGCAAATACAGCAGTTTGTTGTCGGTTTTCTTGCGAATTGGCTTTTCTAGCTTCGAACCATCGCTAATTCCGCACAAAAGCACTGAATAATTGCCCAAACCAGCAAGTTTATCGACTCTTTCAAGCTGTTTCCAGAGCTGTTGTTCGGCGATAATCTTCTCCCAAGGGGCTTTAAAACCGTCAGGACCCTCAACAATTGGAGGGGTTCTCCACGTAGCAGACGCAGGAGCGTTCACGATACGCTTAGCTACGTCTTGGCGCAAATACTTGGTAACAAAGTCCTGAAACACCAGATTACGCGTGTAACCGAACGTTTTATAGAGGTCTCGCTTGCCATTGAACGAAATACCTGCCCGAGTTGCGAGGGAAAGACGATCCAAGATCGCCGTAGCCATCGATTTGATTCCTTTTTGTTCCGTCATAGTCATCTCCTTATTGTTTACGTCCAAACACGACACCTTTAACTACTTCACCTGAAGCAACCGATTCATTAGTACGCCCAGAAGTACCTGCACGTCCGAAAGTTCCTGCTTTAGCCTTCTTCTCAAATAGCTCATTATAGCCCTGCGACAAAGTATCGCCTTGGTCATCATGGTTCCCATTAGGCATTTCAACAAGCTCGTCGAGCATGATTTGGTTCCATGGGCCTCTCAGCATATAAACGCGTCCATGTTCTACTGCCGCGAAGAAAGGCTCCAACCGCGTCATCTTATCGCCCGTATGTTTGCGTCCGTTGATCGAGTATGCCGGACTATCTGAAATATAGCTATCGACGACTGCTTTACCTGACGATCCAGGTTCTTGCTCGATGATGACCTTAACTTTGATCCCGTCATTATCTAAAACATCCTTGAACAGCGATTTAACGCCCCCAGGAGCAAGCTGTTTGCGTTTACAGTCCCAAATGTAGAAGTCATTGTTGCGCACGTCTTTAGCAACTCCAGTGCCGACTGTCCAGTCTCCCGCATCTTGAGTACCCGCAAGGTCCCAACTACGCAGCTTCTTAAGAAACGCTTCATCCGGAAGCACATCGACGATCGTGACGTTCTTGGGATTGAAACTTGCCGAAGAAGCAGGTTTCGGTTGTTGTTGCATGATAGCCGAGAAGTAGTAGGACGTCATCGTCTTCTCTAGGCTTTTAATCGCCGACGCTGGGTATCTTGCTGGCCAGAGGACTTCTCCCATCGCACGACCCAAGAGATCAGTCGCCATTTGTTCCGGAGTATCAATACGTACAGGGATTTGAATTTCTTCCCATTCAGAATCCGGCAACGCAAGTAGACGTCCTGAAAGGTCGTCTTTATGCCACCTCGTTGCGATGATGATTGCAGACCCACCAGGAGCAAGACGTGTCATTGCGATCGTTGAGAACCATTCGAATACTTTATCACGATGCGTTTCAGACATCGCCTCTTCAGGGTTCTTGAAATAGTCGTCCACCATTAAGAGGTGAGCACCACGACCATACAAAGCACCACCAATACCAACTGACTTCATACCTCCGCCAGCCCTTGTCATCCATCGACCAACCTGTTGTGCATCATCTTTAAGTTCAATGTTCAGTAGATGCTCACCTTCGAGCAAATCGCTATCCATCGTAATGGTATCGCGGACCTTGCGACCAAAGTCCGTAGCAAGATCTGCACCATACGATGCGAGGATAATTTCCCAGTGTTGGTAATGCATAAGGGCCCACACTGAAGTCCAGTGAGAGATCAACTCGGACTTACCATGTCGAGGAGGTAGACTAATTATTAATCGAGCGTTGCCTTGTGCAAGCCGGTTAGCAATTTTGGCTGATAGAAGCATTAAATGGGGAGCAGCAATCCATTCACCATGAGATACTCGGTTGGCTAAAGTAGCGGGAGTCATCTTATATGCATCGGGACCAATTAGATCTTCCAAGGCAGAGAAATCCAACATCTGGGGAGGAAGATCTAAGGGCTGATAGATTTGTTCACTACTCGGAGGAATCGTCGTCGTCATGACTGTCCTCCGAATCGTCATAGAAATCAAGCTTAGCCCCTTTTTGAAGATTTTCTTTTCCAGATATCATTCGAAGATTGCTAATTGCCCAACAATCTTTAAAAGACTGCTCGTAAACCGTTGATATATTAAAAGAACTATGCGGGCTAATGTGATCGAGATGGTGTCCTAAACGAAAACTTTTAACCAACGATATTCCCTCACGGGCTTTCAACTCTTGGCGAAGATGCTTCTTTAGCTCGAACAACCGATAACCTAAATAGTGTTCTAGGTTAGTATGAATGTCAGCAGGAATGTGTTGGAGCTCATTTTTAATGCGGGTAACTATGTAATGCCTAAGGCGAGCTCCTGCATCAGTTTGTCTCCGTTCCTTTGACAATGCATTCTTACAATCACGGCAGTATGATCCCCGTTCGCCTGTTTCTTTCGAGTGTATTGGAAAAGCATTGAGTTCCTTTCTCTGGGAACATTTCACGCAAGTTTTATGTGTCGCCCCGGACTGGCGGGAAGCTGGAGTTGAGGTGGTTCCGATTTCCGCGGCGGTTGCCTGTCCTTTTACGTCAACTGGTTGGATTCGTGAATTCATTAAACCGTTTCCATTTCAGGCTTAATGTTGTTCAATGGAGCAGGTTGCTTGTTGACTCGCAGCACAAGTTCCTGTGCGAGGGCTAAGGCATTCTCATCCTTCAACAGCAACTGCAGCTTATTGCGGTTTGAGGTCTTACCGTCAATCAGCTCGGTTGTGTTGTTGTCGATTGAATGACCATTCTCTTGTGCAATGGTACGCATGATGACTTCTAAGGAAGTAGATTCACCACGAGGACCCTCAGATGCTTGGGAAGCACTAGGGCCACTAGCAGGTAGGCCAGCACTAATGCGTCTAAGGGTAGCGGAAGTCTTAATGAACTCCAGCAGCATCTTCGGTGACATCATCTCGATCAATTCATCTTCCTGATCGTCAAGGTAAGCCGTTGCAATTGACATCAAGCGATTAGCCAAGATGTAATGATCATCCTCAGTTTCGATCGCTCTCCGTTCACGCTCTTTTCGACGATGTGCTGCATTGAACATGTCATAGCTACGGGCACGAGGAGCCCAGAAATACATCTCATTGAAGCTATGAAGGTCTCCGTTCGAGATTTGCTGAGGGAAGGAGGAATCATCTTGAAGGATGTAGATCTGTCTCGCACCGCTCCTGGACTGACGAAGGTAAAGCTCAAAACACTTGTAAGCTTCCGGCGGTTCGAAGGGAAGCTGAACCCAAAACGGTACACCATCATATGTAGGAAAGCCTTCATGGTAGCTCAAGGGGTAGTAAGCACTACGCACATCAGGATGGTTTGCTAAGGAAGGAGGCTGTGAAGAAGCCTGATCGAAGATAGAGATTGGAGATGCAAATCGTGCAGGCGATCCATTGGAGTTTGGACGGTCATCGTCATGTGTGTCGTCATGAGTGACATCTCCGACGTGGAGGCCCTCGTAAGAGGTTCCAGGAGCAAGGGGATCACCTGCGATAGCTTGGGAGCCCTTGCTAGACGTCCCAAGCAAAACTGTTGGATCCGGTAATAGATCCGGGCGATAAATTCCTTCTGGAAGTCCGAGTTGGTTCAGCGTAACAGACTTCATGAGCATAGAAACTAATCCATGCTGAGTAGAGGGGGAGCTCTGGAGATGTGTTACGAGACCGACCATTATTAATTATAAGACTCAGAGATGGAAAAAATCAACAGGAATCTTATAGCATGTTGAAATTAATCGAGATGGGGCTTGCGATTTTAAAGGAGAAATTTCCTGCAAAATTTTAGAAAGGATAGAGGTACATATGGCCTGACATCTGAGGGTTAAAATCCGGAAAAATTTTTTACGCTCCTGATGCCTTTATAAGTATATTACAAAAAGTCGTAACTTAAAGTTACTTACTTACTTTAGTTTGTAACATAGTACTAATAAACATACAAACATAGTAGTTTTATATCATATTGTTTTGTAGTATCAAAAAATAAAATGTATATTATATTTATATGAAGTTCAATTATGAATTTCATTTTATAAAGAAAGAAAAGACCATGACAAACGAAAAAACAAAAACTAAAACAACTACAACTACTACTCAAGACTTCGATCAAACGAAGTTTAAAACAAAGAGTGAAGCAATTAGATACTTAGCTTCTACTGGTATGAAACGAGCTGATATAGCAAGATGTTTTACGCCTAACTTATTGTATCAACATGTTAGAAATGTGTTGACTCAACCAATCAAAAGAAAGTAAGTAATAAGAATAAGTAGTTGGTCTTAACAACCAACTACTTTCTTCTTTTGTTTGTAATAAAGGGTGACCCGGTCCCGGGGCCTAGCGGCTACCCTATGCACGGAGGCTCTCACATGCAGGCA